TCACATTGTTAGTTTAGCATAGCTTTAAAGAAAGTTCAAGTTTTATTTTTTTCTTGAACGCAAAAGGAAGTCATTAAATAGGAAAGATTTTTCAATAATTATTTGAGGTTATAACAGACATTCCTGAAATTTTCCGTTATAACAGAAAAAAGCCCTCCAAAAAGGAGGGGAAAACTATGCTTTGTTCTCTAATGCTTGAATTCGTGAAACGATAGCTTCAAGCTCTTTTTTTGAAACAAAAATAGCTTCTGCTTGATGGCCAGTGATGAACCCATCACCACCATTCTTCAGTTTTTCATCCATCAAGGCATCAATTCCAAGTTCCAAGTGTTTTTCCTTGATAGTAGTTGCCATCTGAGATTGAAGGGCGCTATATGTTACAAATGTTTCATACAATTTATCAGAAGTCAAATACTTTGTTAAATCAACCGCTTCTGTCTGTATTTGTGGCCTATTTTCTAATGATTCAATTCTCTTGATGATTTGACTATCATTGTATGATTGAATTTGGTGGGTGGCAATGTATGCAGCTATTTCTTCCTGTATGTTGATCTTATCAATTTCAACAATGTTGCTTATTTGATAATTTTCAATAGATTGAATTATATCAATTTTAGCGCTCTTGTCACTAGGGAAGATATAACCATCACATTCAACCTCTACTTGATAGATTCCGGAAGGTAGAATTTTTTCAAGCTTGAATTGAATTTTTGAATTTTCTACAACAGCCACAATTGTTTTCTTCCCTTTGGCATTTGCTATTTTTATATTAGCGTTTTTACCTTCAAGAGAGCTGACTTTGTTGCCATCGTAGTCTAGTAATTCGTATTCAAAAATAGATGAGAAGTCACCTTGCTTGATGACTTCACCACCTTTTGTCTGTTTCAAATTTGTTGAATTTTTTCCGGTCATTGAAATCCTCTTATTCTAACAGGCTATATAAATCTATTTAAAAGATCCAAAGTCTGTGATGCGTTGCCCGTTTTCGGATTGCCCCACTGCCACATATCTGCGATTACCAGAACCGCCAATGTATGTGATCCAGATGTAGCCATCATTGTCAATCCATCCATCATAATTGATTTCTTGGCCTACACTATACACAGCTACAATTTCAGCTCCAAGACCGGCTTCAGCTCGTACATTTAGGGCAGATACTTCAACAGTGAATGTTCCTGTTTCTGGATTGAAGCCACTTGATTCAATTGTCAATGGTTCTGATGGTTCTGGCTGTTCAAATGTCACAGATGTGTCATCAGTTGGGAAATAGAACCATCCAACAATCCCATCAAAATTGCGTGTGTTGTAACGTGCTGGACCTCCGACATAGAGGGAATCAGAATTTCCATCAATATTCTGTTCAATGGTTTTCATAGTGACCCCATCGCTGTCCTCAATTACAATTCCTGTGTGACCATAAGGATGGCCATACAGATAAGTTGTATCCATGACAAAGATGGCTCCTGCTCGTGGGTTGACTCCTACTGCATCATATACTACTTCATACCCTAACCCAGCGGCTGAATTAAGTAGGTCAATAGCATTTCCCCAGAGAGCTTTCCCGAAAAAGTTGATAGAAATTGAATTTGGTAAGTCAACACATTGGGTCCCGTATGCACCATCTGCATCAGCTCCAACACCTTGATTGGCCAAAGATTCTGAAAAACTTAAAATGTCATTTGTTGCTACCATTTTTGAACCTCATTTCTTCCATTGTTCATTTGCTTTTTTCACAGCAGCTTCAATGAATGTGTTTAATTGGTCATTTGTCAAATTGATGTTATATGCTTCTAGCCCTTCAATCAAGCTAGTTTTAGCATGCTCCATCTTATCCTTGCCATGAATATCCAATGTTCCTGCAACTTGCTCAGTAGCGTTCACAGCGTTATTTGCAAGGATTTCAGCAACTTCAAGAGCTTTCTTTCCTCCACGAGTGAGAAGGTATTTCTTGACTGCCTGAACAACAATTCCAACCAAAATTACAAGAATACTCATTGCGCTACTTGTTACGATATCAGTGATTTGATTCATTTTTCTTTTCTCCTTTTTTGATTAGTTTACTAGGCTCTTCCAAGCCATCTTTTAACTGAAATTTTTCATGATCAATATTTTGTTTAACAAGGCGATCTAGACCAGGAATTTCAACTCCTAACGCTGAAAGGCTGGCAAGGATGCTGGAACCGTATGCTGCCATCATTGCGACAATGAAGGCATCAACTACAGGCCCAAGATTCATATATAAAGCGAACGGGTACCCAATCGCTGTTATTAAGATCATGGCTGTGTGACTGACCAGCCCTTTTCTCCATTTGCGACTTGAGAACTCATGATAGGCCCATGCTCTAGCTACACCTAAAACGATATCTAGAGCCACAATGGCCATCAAGAGAAATACAATCATGTGTTCATCAATTCCGTGATCATAAAAGTCACGGACTACTTCGATAATTCCAAAGATTCCATCTGGTTCTTGATACATCAATCACACTCCTATCAATTAAGATTCAGGATGTGCTACTGGTTGAGTCTCAAGGTCTCCTGATGGCTTATTTTGCTTCTCTTCTTTGGGAACTTCCCAATTGTAGATTGCCAGTTTCCCATTTTGGAGAAGTGGGCCTTTCAAATCTTTGATGGATTCGCCATTGTAGGTGAAATCATAGTTGACTTGAACAAGAACACGTTTCCCTTCACTGAATTTTTCAGTGTGGTCTGGATCAATCAAGGTGAAGATGTCATGTTGCTTGTAGGTCTTGCCTACTTGAGCAACTTCCACAAGCTCAAGTGCTCGCTTGTAGAGAGTTGGATCAAGTGGATTATCTTGATTGGTCACAGCTACAAGGACAGACCAGTCAGCAAGAGCTTTGTTATTTCGGATTAGAACATCTTTCTTTTCGTTCTCTTGAGTGAGTTCTTGAATTTTCTGGATAGCGTTCTTATTGGCATCAACGGACTTGTCAAGCTCTTTCTTGAGCGCCACGATAGCGCCAGATGGATCCAATTCCATTCGGACAAGATTTAGAACAGCATCCACAAGGGCTGTCTCTTCATCTCCCATGCGGTTATTTGGAAGGGATTCTTCAAATACCCGGTAAGGGTAATCTTGCTTGATGGAAACCTTTGTGGCATTAGCTACTGGATCATAGGATTTGAACTGTACTTTATAATTCATTAAGCATTTACCTCATTTTTATTCTTAACTTCTTCAAATAGGTCCTTCAAATCTTTGTCAGATTCTAGGACAGAGCGATAGATTTCTAGCTCTTGTGTGAGCTGATCTAGTTTTTCTTGTAGGTAAGTACATCGAGCCTTAAACTCAATCTCTCCGAGTGTTTTGTCGCCTAATTGCTTGTTTAATTCAGCAATCATAGCTAGTAGAATATTTTCATTCATGTTAATTTCCTTTCTATTTAAAGCCATATTTATTGATGAGATTTGATTTTATATGATTTTGAACAGCTCCATTTTTTAGATCCCAACCATAACGAGCGAGAATACCAAAACAAGTCAAGATATCCCATAGATAGCCTCCTACATTTTGTGATCCTTTCCCAATAAATAGATCATCTATATAAGCTTTGCTAAAATGTTTATCGCCACGCCCTAAATTATGTTTAACGCCTTTTTCATTCATTGGAATCAAATAGCTATTTCCATCTTTAGTATTATTGTGAATAATCCAAGGACTTCTATACTGACCATTTGCATAGAATATGATTCGATCACCAACAAGTTCGTACAAAGATTCTTTTACATCATTCTTCGCTCCTGACCACAAGCGCATCCCAGCAAATGTTCCATTTTCTGTATTTTCAGTTTTGTCTTGATTTGTTCCTATGACGATTCTGGCAGCCTTATTGTCTCTTAGATACTCACCAATAAGACCAACTTGGTTAAATTTGATAAATTGTGAGGAGCTTGTATCATCGATTCTTCGAATTGTGCCAGTATTTGAAAATAGATTGATAGTCCCGTTATCTAAGTCAAATACTGTAGCCCCGTTGTTGGCACTCAATCGTCCACCTTGAATTCTTTCAGCAGCAATCTTGATGGAATTCAACTCAGTAATAAAAGCCTGTTGTGAAATCAGTTCTCTAATAAAAGCTTGATTTGATACAAATTTGTTGATCATGGCTGAATCTACTAACAACTTATCTGCTGTGACTGCATTGCTGGCCAGAATTTGAGTGGTTACTGATCCAGATTCCATGTGACCAGTTCGGACGCTCTGAGAAGCCAGATGCCTGCTTGTGATGGATCCATCAACTACCATGTCACCTTTAACCTTGATCAATTGAGCGATCAAGGCAATGGCTTCTGGTTCTTGTACAAGCAATGAACTGATGGTCCTTCCGTTGATGCTCTTACCTGTACCAAACGAAATCTGACCATCTGTGATATTAATGTCTGTTTTCTTGAGAACTCCATCGAATTGGCTGACAATTGTTGATATTTGCCCGTTGACTGTTTGCTGATAGTTAGCAAAGCGACCATTGATGCTATCCTTGAAATCATCCAATTTGTCATTGAGGACAGAATTTTGACTGGATAATTTCTTGTTTGTCTCATCCGCTTGAGCTGTCAATTTGACATCTGTTGATTTTGCTTGTTCTTCTAGCTTAGTTGCAAGTGCCTGTTCCTGAGTTGCAAGCTTATTGTTTAACCCTTCTGTAGCATATCTCAGATTATTCCCAAACTCAGTTGAAAATGTTGAGAATTGACCATCTACAGTCTGCTTGTATTCAGCAAGTTTGCTCTCAATTCGTGAGTTGATTGTGTCCAAGCTGTTTGGCTTGTATGGAGGGACTTTTGGCCCTTTGACCAATATTGGTTTGCGAATCCAAAAGTGTGCATTGTTGACTGCATAGAAGTATAGTGGAAAACTTCCAGAGGTATCAAATTCAAAATCAGTTGCTAGGAATGTGAACTCAGCTTTCAGCCATGTGTTTTTTGCTGTTGTTTTATCTGCAAAACTCTTCCCAAATACTTGCTTATTATTTGAATGTCGTTTGAGTGTAACTGCTATTCCTTTATCACATTCAACATCACTTCTCACTTGATATTCAAAACCTAATGAGTAGTATTCACCTTGAGTCATCTTATTGATATACAGTGGGAATGTTGGACCTGCAAATGTATAAGAATTTGCAGGAGATCCGGAAACTTTCATTTTGAAAATCCCGTTTTCTACTGATGTAATTCTGGTTGTGCCATTGTTGGGCGCTGTATATTCAGTTAAGCTGTCAGCTAATTTCACAAGGTTTTCTTGGTCAATCTGACTTCCTAGAGCTTCGATCCTTCTTGTGATCCCCTCAGAATCTTCTGTGTACTTATTCTTAGAAATGTAATTCTCAGATAAATTCTCATGGATAGTCTTCAGGGTGTTGCTTGTCTGCTCTTCTGTGTAGCGCTTCAACCTTGATTCAAGGATTCCACTCTCTGCTGTGTACTGTTCAAGTGCTGTGATTTGAGTTTTAAGACCTTTTGCTGTGCGCTCAAAAGATGCTGAAGCATTTGTGATGATAGCTTCCTGATCTTCTGGAGCTGGCCCTGCATCTGTTCTGGTAGTGCTTTGTGTTAGCTCTACCTTCTTGAATGAAATTGAGCCTGCTTCACTATAGCCAATAATGATGCGCCAGAAATCAAACTCATCGCTTTTTTCTAGCGCTGGAACAGAAACTTTGTACAATTTCCATTCATCAGTCAATTGAAATTGGGCATAGATTCTTTCTGGATTGTCGCCAGCTTTTCTATTCTCACGCAAGGAAGCCCACATTGTTCCAGATCCACTATTTCTTTTAGCATAGAACGAAAGCGTGTAAGGCTCACCTTTTTCTAGATAATCCAGAGCAGTTGTTTTTGAAGTAGCCCAACTTGGTGCAGTGCTAGAGAATAGCTGCGCTTGCTTCCAAGTGTTTGTATTGCCTGTGATGGTATAAACACCATTCTCTGATGTACCAGTTGAATCACTTGAATCACTGTGAGCAAAAAACCACAAACCACGAGTGAAATCATAGTCTTCAGCGTAGTTTCTTGAACCTACTTTCAGACTTGTGAACTCTTCTTTGATACCATTTACTGTCTGCTCGACATAAGAGCGATCTGCTTTGCCAGCTGTGACATTGGTCAGGTCAGAGATAGCTTTTTCAGTTGTCTGCTCAAAGCGTGATTGTGCGCCTTTTAAGTCAGTGAATTGGCTTTCTGTAGACTGTTTGAATTTATCAACTAGCTCTTTGACTTCAACATCTTTTTCAATGAGCTTTTCAGTTGTAGTCTTTAAGCCTTCCATCGTCACTTCAATGCCATTGTATTGAGCTTTGAACTCTTCTACAATTTCAGTTTTGTTCTTCTGGTTAGCAGCATTGATCTTCTCAGTGACTTGCGCTGAGATTTCTTCTTTGACTACTTCAGCCTGAGCCTTGGCTTCCTCAATGCCATCTGTGATCTCTTGTTTCAAGGCTCCTGCTTTGTCTTCAAAGGCCCTGTTGGCATTATCAACCAATACTTTCAATTTCTTATAGTATTCATCATCCTCTTGAGTTTTTTGGACTGTATCTAGGATTTCAGATGCTACATCAGAAATTCCATTAGAGCCTGATAGGCCTCCACCGTGACCGGCCTTGTCATCAAATGTAAGAGAGATATACTCTTCTGACAAAGCATCATAGACATAGCCCACAGCTTTTTTCTTCAGCATGACATCATGCTTCAAGCTCATGAGGGCTGCTGTGTCACCAAGATGGACAGTTTGCCCATCAAGCTCATAAGCTTCAATTTTGATCTGATCAGTAGGCTTGTCAATATTCCCATTCTTGAACTTGGCTTCACCCCATTTTCTCAATTCTTCCTCTGTAGTAAGATCATTGTTCTCATACTCAGCTTCATTGATGTAAGGGTAACTACCAATGAGAGGGCTGTCCACAGTGACTTTCAGAACCGTGTCTTCTTCTGCTCCCTCTGGTTTGAATGTTGATTTCAGATGTAGTCTTGTGATGATGCTTGAACTGCTCTTGTTTCGTTCATACTGCTTTAAATTTTGATGTGTGGTGATTACCACACCACGATCAATTCCCCTACTCTTTGGAATGTCGATCAGGAAGTTGTCACGAATCATCTCGCCTTCCCAAGCACCCACGATGGAATGTTTTCCATCCATCAGGATCTTATAGAGCGTTTCATCTTCTGTAGTATTGAAGGTTCTATTGTCCATGATGTTACTTGAGAATGAGAATTTCCCAAGTGGTGTCTTGACTGCTGAAATCATAGCATTCAAGGCGATTTGACAGGTTGAGTTTGAAACCTTGATAGGGCGAACAGAACGCTTGAAGATGTCCTCTGTGATGTGCTGACAAGTCAGACTTACTGTGTCATCTTGCTCACTGATTTCCTTAATTCGGAATAGTTGCCGGCCAGTGACAGGGGTGGGGGCAATGATGAGCATGTCTTCCTGAAACTTCTTATAAATTTCAGTGTCTGTGATTGGATAATCAACCTTGAGAGTGTAGCTCACGTTGATTACTTCTTCAACTTCTGCTTTTGTTGCTTCATGGAGTGGTTGACCATTCCATTTCACTGTTTGAACATTTCTGTCTAATAGATATAGAATTATAACCACCCCCAATTAGTTTCAAAGACAAGTGATTGAATACCTGGTCCCAAAACCACACCAACAGTCTTCTGATTTTGGTTAGCGTCAATTGTGATGAAGTCTCCTGACCACTTCACCAGATTCCCTTTCTTGTCCAAAAAGCTTGGATTCTGTGGATCGTTTACCATCACAGCGCTCTCAGATAACTGTTCAAGCTTGATGGTTTGCTTCCCAATCGTGAAGCTAGTCTCAGATGAGCTGTTTCCTTTAATTGTGATTTTAGGGAACGCTAGTGAACTACCTTGGAGCCTGAGAACACCATTTGAAGCGAGAGTTTGAACATCATTGTTCTTCATGTATTTTGTGGGGTGACAAACAAATGTCACTTCCACAGAATACATTTTAGTTTTATCTCTCTGAGTGTCAGACACCTTTGTCTGATAACAGAACCATCTTGTGAGCTTGTTCTGTTGATTCTCAAGCCAGAAATTCCTTTTGGAGAGAAATTGGACAAATTCAAGGACTTGCAATTCTGTTGGGTTGATGAGCTGAAGAGTGTATTTCTTCTCAATCGCTTCTCTGTGAGGATTCGACTGAACAATATATCCACTAACTCCATCATGGCTCAACAGCTTATCCTTTGAAAGACCAACTTGAATTGTAGGACCTTCTAGCACAATCACATCAAATGGAAATGATGAAGTTCCAACTCCATCAATGATCAATTCGTTGTATCTTACCATGCAGGCGCTCCTCTCAATTCTTTCTGTCTTCTCAATTCAGCAGCTATCTTCTGAGATACCTTATTGGCGATCTTCTCAATGTCAGCTTCTTCTCTGATGATATTGTCAGAGATGTTGATGTTGATTACGGTTCCTTGTGGGTCCATTGTTTGGGCGATGCCACGGCCAATGGCGCTCAAGTTACGTTCATTCAGTGGTAGGACTGCTTCTTTTCCAGCTTCACCGCCAACCATGAGGCTATTCCCGTTCATGCCAAATGCTGTGGGCTTGGTTAAGATTCCACCTTTGGCATACCAGTCAATTCCGATACTTGGAATTCCCTTACCTTTCAGCCAGTCCATTGGGTTCAGTGACCCGCTGGCCTTAAAGTGAGGTAGTGGGATATGTGGCCACTTGAATTGGAAATTGAAGAAACCTTTAATTCCGTCAATGGCTCTTCCTACAAGATCTTTTGCTCCATTGATAGCTGTGTCAATTGTGTCTTTGATCCCATTCCAAATGCTTGAAGCGGTTGAGCTGATATCATTCCAAACTCCTGAAATTGTGCTAGAAATCCCATTGAATACAGTTGAAACTGTTCCTGTGATTCCATCCCAAATCCCAGATAGAGTTGAGCTGATCCCGTTCCAAACAGTTGAAGCCGTACCGGAAATTGTGTCCCAAATTCCAGATAAGATTTGAGCCATCGCATTGAATACAGATTCACAGATACTTTTGATCCCGTTCCAGATATTTTCACCAATGCCCTTGATGGTCTCCCAAGCCCCAGACCAGTCCCCGTTGATGATCTGCATCACAGTCTTGATGATGCCTAAAACCACGTTGATGGCTGTTTCAACAACAGTTTTGATGGTGTCCCATACTGTAGAAACAATGGTTGAAATATTGTTCCAAGCAGTCTCAATGAATGGTCCAAGAACATTCATGACTGTCGTTACTACTGCTGAAATGGCATTCCAGACGGTCTCTGCTGTCTGTCTGATCAGTTGTTGATTATCATTCCACCATGTTGTCAATGTCCCCCAAATCTCCATAACAAAGCTTGAAATGGCTTGGACAACAGTGTTGATGACTGACATGATAGCATTCCAGACTGTTTCAACAGCGGTCCTGAATCCCTCATTGGTTTCCCACAAGTGCTTGATAACCAAGACTATTCCTGTGACTGCTGCAATAACAGCGGCTATCACTCCAATGATTGGCAATGCAGCAGCTATCAGCCCTCCTATACTTGCTCCTACAGCAACAGCAGCCGCCTGAAGGGCGAGGAAGATTGGGGCAAGTACACCGGCCACTGTTACAATTGTTCCAAAGACTACAACAAAGTTTTTGATGGGGCCAGGTAAGTTGTTGATCCATTCTGCCACTTTCTTGAAGACATCCACAATGATGTCAAGGGCGGGAGCGAATGTTTCAGCGATTGCTCCACCGACCTCAGCCATGACAATTTTCAAGCCATTTTGTGCTGTCGTGAATTTATCAATAGGATCTAGAGTGCTTTCATAAGTTTGTGAAACTAACCCTGCTGACTCTTTAGATGTTTTTCCAAGTTCATCAAAGCTCAAAGCTCCACGCTTGATGGCATCGACCATTTGAGGAGCCTTTTTGGCACCAAAGATCTCCATAGCGATCCCCATTGCTTCAGTCTCTGATTTACTGTTCTTGATTGCTTCAATGGTCTCTTTGAGACCTTCTTTCATGGTCTTTCCTTGCTTGGTGTAGACCCCTGCTGCCTTTGTCATTCCTGACAATGCTGCTGATGAATCAACCCCATGCTGTTCAAGTTGACCAATCAATGTGACAGCTTCATCAAATTCAAGACCAAGCATCTTGATTTGTGGCGCTCCATCTGTTGCTTTCTTCATCAAGTCATCAACAGAAACCCCTGTGGATTGCGCCACATAAGTGGTGCTATCCAACACATCAGAAAGATAGTCAACAGAATATCCGTAAGCCTCCAAGGCTTGCTTTGACTGAATTGTTGCATTCGTGATGTCAGATCCGTTGATTTCTGCAAACTTGAGCATGTCGACAGATGTGGTTTTGAGCGCATCCCCTGTCAGACCAAATTGAGTGTTAACTTCACCGACTGCATTCCCGATTTTGCTGAAATCGGTAGGCATTTCAGTGGCTATCCCATTAGCAATTCCTTGCATTTGCTCAAGAGACTTACCGCTTGCACCAGTCTTTGTGACAATGGTGTCCATTCCTTCATCAATTTCCCGGAACGCATCTAGAGCGCTCTTCCCAAAATCAACCAACTTTTGACTGATCTCAGATAGTTTCTCAGAGAATTGATTCAGTAACTCAGCTTTTAGAAGCTTGTTTGTCTCTTCAAGTCCACTGCTGGCTTTCTTGCCTGACTCACCAAGATTTTCCATTTCATTGGCAAGTCCATTGAAAGCAGCCTTGGACTCGTTCAATTGAGTTTCTAGCTTATTGACTTCTGTTGAGTTCTCGCCATACTCTTGTTTTGCAATGGCAAGTTGTTTTTCAAGGTTCTCGACCTGTTGGGCAACAATCTCACTTTGCTTCCCAATCTTTTGTTCAGCAAGTGCCAGCTTATCTGCTTCACTAGCGTTGGAACCCATTTGGCTTTCTTGTAGCTTGAATGAGCTGACAACTTTGTCACCTTCGCTGGCAAGGCGCTGTTGCTCATTTTGAAGCTCTTTCAGTTGTTCACGGTTGGACTTGGTAGCATTCCCATTTCCATCTAATGCCTTATTGACATTCTCAAGCTTGTTCTCATAGCCCTTCAGGATGTTCTCAGTCTGGACCACTTCCCGTTGAAATGCACGGTATTGATCAGCACCAATGTCACCACTTTTGAACTGAGCTTCAACTTGTGCTTGTGCCTGTCTCAATGTTTCCAATTTCTCCTTGGTTGTTGAGACTTGCTTTTGGAGGACTTCTTGCTTCTGAGCCAATAGAGTCACATTCCCTGTGTCAAATTTCAGAGCCTTGTC